TTAGGCTTGGCGCCTGCGCCCCCGACCGGTGGGCAGGCGGCCGCGATTGGCTCGCGCCCACTGGATGACTTCATCGGCAAACCAAAGGCGTTTGCCTTGACGCGCTGCAGTAGGTTGGACGGGCTTCGGGAACCCGTCCCGTACCACCACCGCTTCCGCGACAGTTTCCGCTGACAGGCCCATCCAATCTGCAATCGTGGCAGCGTCCCACAACTGGTCCGGCAGCGGCACGGCCTGCAGGAGACGGCGCAACTCCGCAACCAGGCGCGCAAATTCCTCGGGCGTGACTTCACTCGATGCGTGCTGGCTCATACTTTGGTTCCCCGTTGACCAGACTCGAACACCCAGCACTTCACGGTCTCCGGCCGTTTGGGCGCGTGCAGGTGTTCGCGGTTGTGATAGGCACTGATGGCGCTATTGACAGCGCGGATATCCACAAACTTGCGCTGACGCGAGGTCTTCAGCACGCGCTTCAAGTCCTCAATGGTGGGCAGCTCTATGCGCCGCTCGCCGGCCGCCTGAGCCATGTGCTGGAGGTTGATCGCGATCAGGCCGGCCCCGCGTGAGTGGTTGAGGATGGGGCGGTCGTCGTCGGCCGACTCGATGAAGTCGTAGACCTCCCAAAACTGCTGGACGTGCTTGTGATCCGCGCTGATGGCTTGCTGACGCGCCGCAGCCATGCGGCCCAGCTCGGCCAGGCCGGCGGCGTGCTGCGCATCGGTCAGCGGCAAGACAAGCCGCAGGGCATCGACCATCGCCATGATTTGTGCATGGTTCTTTGCCAAACGCACCGTTTTCACTTCGGGGCGCTCCAGCAGAAATTGTTCGTGCTGCGACACGCAGGCATTGAATGCCTCCAGCACGCGGTTTTCTGCCATGACGGCCGCAAGGAGGAAGGCAGACACGTCCTCGATGGCGATGCGCTCCAACGCCTCTGCGGCGGCGCGCGTGGCGGGCGTCTGCGCAGAGCGGTCGCAGTAGATATGCACGATGCGCTGAAGCACCGCGTCGCTCGCGCTGACCTCGGCGTTCTGGCTTATGACGATGGCGCCGCGGAAAGGCGGCTCGTAGGTTTCGTTGCCGCCGTTCTTGACCCCGCGCGCGCGGGTGCTGCGGCCGTTGTAGGCAGTCTTGAGCTCGTCCCAATCGAAGCCGCGCTGCTTGGCTCCCTCCTCACCCCGGTCCGCCTCGATCAGCACCACAGGCAGATTGGACACCTGCGCGAAGTTCCGCGCGCGCGCCGCCAGGGACGATTTGCTCGGGTCGAAGCCCTCGTAATCACGTCGGCCGCACAGCTTCCACAGGAATTCAATCAGCGTGGTCTTGCCGGCGCCAGGTTCGCCCACCAGCTCCAGGAATGGATAGCTTTTGTGTGCCGAACGGATCTGCTCCGCAAACAGGCTGCCGAACCAGAAGGCCAGAGCGACGAGCCCCTTGGGTCCGAAAGCCAGCCACAGCAGGGCGAGCCAGTCGGCGGACATGGCTTTGACATCGGTGTTGAGGCTCAGGGTGGCGGACTGGCTGATGGTCTTGATGGCAAGTTTGCCGATGTCGAAGAAGTCTTCATCATTGAGGCGGTAAAGCCGACCGTCCTTGACCGCCACGTCGCCGTAGACGTAGCAGCCGTATTCCTTGCTGTATCCCACGTAATCGATGGTCTGCACCGTGGGGATGCGTGCGAGCTGGCGCGCGAGGTAGCCGTCGAGCTGGGCGCCCGTGCCGGTATACATGGCGCCCGGCGCCACGCCCAGCAGGCGCTTTTTGAACTCGCTGCTGCTGGCGATCTGCGCACTGGTGAAGGTCGCTTTGATCGGCTCGCCATCATGCGGAAAGGCCACGCGGAAGTAGTACCAGGACTCGTCGGTTTGCGGGCTGGCCTGGTAGTAGAGCGCGGTGGGCTGACAGTTGGCGATCATCTGCACCACGCCGGCGCGCAGCACGGCGTGCTCGCGCACTTCGTCGTCGGGCATGTCGGGGTGTGCTTCGCGCACCGCGGCGGTTTCGCGCTGGAAGGCGTCCAGTTCCAGCTTGAACCAGTACAGCCGGTTCCGATAGTCGAACGGGAATTGTGCGTCGCCGCCTCGGTGATAGGTAAGGCGGGCCTTCTCGGATGGGCTGGCAGCGGTGAACAAGTCGCCCAGGTAGCGGTATTCCTCCACGTGTTGCGGCGATAGCCGGTCACGCAGGTGCAGCTCGTTCCAATCCAATTTGAGCTTGCTTGCCTGCTTGGGTAGCGCTGCGGCTGCGGCCCAGCCGTCCGCACGGGCACGCTCGATGTGCTGGGCCATGTAGCGACGGCCGGCGCGGTCATCGTCGAGCGCCCATACAAGACGCGGACGTGTTCGGCCGGCAGCCGCGCATTGCTCCACCAAAGCGGCCAGCGCGGCACGCGGGTAGTTGACGCACGACAGCAAGGCCACGGCCGCAATGCCGTGGTGCAGAAGCGCAATCGCGTCAAAGATGCCCTCCACCAGCCACAGTTCGCCGGCCTCGGATGGCAGGTTGGGCGGCTGCCACCAGGTACCGCCATATTGCCCATGGAACGTGGCTTTGCGGTCGCCGAACCGGTCCGGCTGGTCGATGATGCGCTCCCAGTACGCTCCCGCAGCAAGGGGAAAGCGCACCGTAGCGCTGCCAATCTTCAGTTCGTGGCTGTAGTAGCTCTCCTGCACATACCAGCCGGCAATGCGTGCCAGATCGAAGCCACGGGCGTCGCGCAGATAGGCATCCGCAGCGGCGTTGGGGGCGTCGGGCGAACGCACATAGCGGTCGCTCCACGATGCGAACAGCTCGGGGTACAGCTCTTTGACGTGAGACTCGGACGCGCATTTGTTGAGGCGGTTGCAGCGGACGACCCAGGGAGCGTCGGAGAAGGTCCACAGCGTGCGCTTGCCGCAGGATGGGCAGACACCCGCCTCCAGCTTGTTGTTGCGCTCCTTGAAGTCGTAGTCGCGCAGCAGGCGGGACACGATGTCGGCGGTGAGGGTTGGGTTCATCCCTTGCCCCCCAATATGGAAGTGGAGGGGACGTTCCTGATTTCGCAAAGCCGCATCACAGGCTCTCCGGTACGGCCTGTTGCACATCGGTAAGGGAACCGGCCGGCATGGCCTCCCAGTCGATCCCGTTCCATTGCGCAAAACGAATCAGCTGCTGGTGGTAGTAGTCGCCGCCCTGGATGTTCCAGAGTGGCACCGGTACGCCGCGCATCCACCGCCGGATGATTTCGCGGCCGATGTGTTCCACCAGCACGCCGGCATCGTGGCTCTCGTTCCAGGCCGGATTGATCTGTGCGATATGCCACAGAGCGGCAAGGTAGTCGTCGGTGCAGCCTTGCAGGCTGTTGGTGTCGATGTTGAAAGCGATGGATGTTTTCATGGTCGTTGTTTTAGAGAGGGTCAGTCGTCCAGATCGCTGGCGGCGCGGCGCTTCAGGTCAACGGGGTCGGAATTGGTGCGCTGGCGCCGCCGCAGGCGGGGCGCCAGCGCGTTTGCGGCGGCGACCACGGCCGCGCGGAGTTCGGGCGGCATGGCGTCATAGGGCGTGGTGAGCCGCAGGAAGCGGTGGGTCCAACGCACGTCCGCTTCCGTGATGTCGGGCTTACCCATGGCGGCGGCAGAAAAACCCGCGCCACACGCCGTGGCCGTAGCACAGCGTGAAGAACAGGCTGGCGGTGAACATCCCAGCCTCGCCGGTTACGTGTGTCAGGTACAGCCAGGCCGGCTGACCGAGCAGGCCGACCAGCGCGCCCCAGCGCTGGGTGTGAGCGCCGTAGTTCAGCAGCGCGGCCGACACCAGAGCGGACGCCAGCATCCACAGGTCTGCCAGGGCGAGCATTACGCGGCCTCCCCGGCGGGACGGGCGCAGCCGTCGCGGGCTGGCGGGTTCTCAGGGGCCGGGGCTTCCAGTTCGCGCAACACCTGCGTGAATGCGTCAGCACGGGAAGAGGCAAGCACCGTCATATGGAGGTGCCGACCGTTCGGGGTCGTGATTCGTATCAGATAGGTATTCATGCGGCATCCCTCAGGCCAGGCCCGGCAGTTGTTGCTGGCAGACAATCGGCGCCAGCTTTGCCAGTGGGAGAGCGGACATGCCCAACAAGCGCGAGACATGCAGCAGGTTCGCGTACAGCTCCTGTGCAACCGGCAACGCCTGCGCAGCGGCTAGCTCGCGCACCAGGGCGCCGCGATAGCGCAGCGCGGCCAAGTGCTGCGGCACGGTCAGCGTTGCCACCTTGCGTGGCAACTGGCGTCCCTCCAGCACGTCCAGCACCCAGCCGCGGAACGCCTTGGCGCGCTCGGTGCGTGCCAGCATGCCCAGCAGATAGCAGCCGCGCGGACTGAAGATGCGCACCGGCTGACGGCCGCCGGCCGTGTCCAGTTCCACGATCTGCGTCATCTCGCCGGTGAACTCGTCGGCGTTGCGGTCGAACAGTTTGGCGATTGCTACCGATGCGTCGGAATAGCCCAAGGCATTACCAATCTGGTAACCCCTTAGCCATGGCACGTTGCGCAGGTCGATCACATCGAACTCGACGTTCTCGAAGGTCAGGACCGTGGTTTCAGGCAGGTGTTGCATGACAAAACTCCAAGGAAAGCCGCATGCGCGGCGGTTTTTGGGCAAAAAGAGGCCCCTCGCGCCGAGCAGGGCGCGAAAAAACAGAACGCGAGGGGAAGGGGTTAGCGGGCTACGCCGTCAACCGGGCAACAGGTCGAGCTGGCGCGGGTTTCCGGGCAGATGGCGGGTTCGGCCGATCGGCAGGTAAGCCTTGGGGTTGGGCGCCATGGACGGCGCGATGGTGCGGATTTGCGAGACGATGGCCACGCACGTGTAAGCGCAGTCCACGTTGGGGCACTGGGCATACAACTCGCGCGACAGCAGCGACACCGGGCGGCTGGTGCGGATATGCATGCGCGTGTCGCAATGCGGGCAGACGAGTTTCATTGAGAGGGTTCCTCCGCGTGAGCGCCGGGACGACGGGATCGATGGGCCGGAGCGCGGGCAGTCAGCCCTGGGAGGGCTCGATGAGCGGAAGGCCGGACGCCTCCATGCCTTTGATGAGCATGAGGCGAACCATGCTGGAAAGGGAACGGTTCTCCTTCAGTGCCTGGGCTTCGAGCGCGGCCAGTTCGTGAGGCATCAATCGGGCGCTGACAGGGCGCGTCGTCAGAATGCCGCGTCGGGCGGGAGAGACCGGGGGTTTCGCGATAGACATGTCGATATACTTAAGCGGGTCAACTGGACAGCACATAGTATATGCACCGAACGGTGCAATTTCAACATCAAAAGTGGAGCAAATGGAATCCCTGGGAGAACGTCTCACCGAGGAGCGCAAGCGCAAGGGGCTGAACCAAACCGAGTTCGGCGCGCTGGGCGGTGTGTCAGTGAAGACGCAAGTGCTCTATGAAAAGTCTGAGCGCGCGCCAGACGCCAACTACCTCATGGCGTTAGCCGAAGGCGGTATCGATGTCCTGTATGTGCTGACGGGCAAGCATTCGGCCGCAGAGTTGGCGCCCGACGAAGAAATGGTGCTGACGGGTTACCGCAAGCTCGATGCACGGGGGCGATCTGGAGTGCTGGCGCTTATCGGCGGCATCCAGCCTCAAGCAGAAAAGAAGGTGAAGAAGACGCGCAACGAGATGGTGTTCCACGGCTCGGTTGGCGACGTCAAGAACATCAGCGGCGATTACCACGAAACCCGCCACCAGACGGTCCACACGGATAGCGGCAAGAAGAAGCGTGCCGACAAGGATGACTAGCCGTTGTTCCTCCCAGCCCGCCCCCCTCCGGAGGGGCTAGTAGGCAGTGTGGCGCTTGTCGTAGAGTGCCGCCGTCTTAACACCAGCGGCTAACAATAGAAAGAGGGGCCGCCAACTAGAAGTATGAAGTCACGTTTTGAATTTCACGGCGAAGTAGAAAAGGTCATCAACGGAACCACGATTTTTCTTGCGCCGAGAGCCATTCGAGACACAGCAGCAACCCCTACCGGATCGCGAGGCCGGCGCAAAAGACGCCAGCAGCTCGCTTTTCCTCAGCGTTGGAAGATGATTGCCCTGGTCTCGGTCACTAGTGCTGCGGTTGCCGCGCTGGTAACGAGTTGGGTCCTCGCGGATGCGCCTCTGTCCGATTGCCAGTGGGACGGCCACTTTTACTCTGTCGGCGCCATCATGCATGCCTATGAGTCGGATACTTTTGAGTGCGTGCTCGACCCAACAGCGCATCGCGATCCGTACTGGGTGCCCAGCGCCTGATCAGAATAAAAATCAGCGAGACTCAATCGCATTGCCTGGGAGCGGATATCGCTCTCCATTCCTGGGTCACCGGCTGTCGAACACGACCAATTGACACAGCACGACTAGCGCATCGACGCTAGGTACGTTCGGCTGCCGCTATTGCTCGTCATGCGCATTCTTCGATGAGATGTCGCGCGACCCACTCCGCGACCGGCGGACTGACGGCGTTTCCGGCACCTTGAGCTTCTGCAAAGTTGGCCGCATCCAGTCCCTTGCAAAGCCCATGATGCTCAAGCGTTCGGCTCCGCTCAGCCATCGCACCCCATCCGTCCTCGACAGCGACGAGGCCAGAACCGCCGAGGTTGATTTGGCCGGGTGCGCTGCCAGCAAGTAAGGTAGGGTAAGCCCATCCCGCGAGGCCGATGCCAGTTTGTTGCGCTTTCGGCGCGCGAGGAAGGCTGTCCACTGGTCCGGCATCAGCCAGCAGCTCGACGGGGGGCTGGCATCCCAAACCGGCGACCATGAAAACGCGACGGCGTTTCGTGGGGACTCCGAAATACTGAGCATTAAGCACCCGCCAGAATCCCAGATACCCGCATTCGGCAAGGGTCCCGATGACTGCCGCAAAGTCTTCGCCATCGTTGCAAGAGAGCAGCCCCGTGACGTTCTCAAGGACCAGCCAGCGAGGCCGCAGCTCGTTGATGATGCGGACGACTTCGTAGAAGAGTCCGCTGCGCTCGCCAGCGAGTCCGGCGCGCTTGCCCATGGTGCTGAGGTCTTGGCAGGGGAAGCCGCCGACGATGACATCGACGGGGAGCAGGTTGTGCCGTCCGCAGGCGCGCACGTCATCGAAGCGCTGGGCGTGGGGGAAGCGGTCTGCGAGTACGGCGCGGCGGATAGGGTCGATTTCGACCTGCCAGGCGGTACGGAAGCCGGCGCGCTCGAAGCCGAGGTCGAAGCCGCCGATGCCGGCGAAGAGGCTGCCGACCGTGGGGCTATGGGCGTGGTGCGGTGTGTCGGGGTTGGCATACATGAGCGTCCTGAAGGTTTGACGCTCGGGGGCGTTCCGGGGTGGGGATCGTGGCCCGCAAGGTGTTGATGGCCCGACAGCGCGGGCACTTGATGACGAGGCGGGTGTATTCGCCTTCGCCCAACTTGCGGCTGCATTCACCGCATCGAATATCCTGCATGAAGATCTAATCTGCTGTACAAGGCGCAGATACTCGCCTGCGCCGAATTTGCGTTGGCATGTACCGAAAGATGCCCTGCATGTGTGGCTAATCCTGTTGCGCTAGGTCGCAAGGCTGGCACGGTTCCAGCAGGGCTTGCAGGTCCGATCTGCTGGCGTGGCATAAGGCTGCAATCCGAAAGCGACGCACCGTCTTACATCGACAGCGCAACTGCGCAAAACGGCTACATCATGCCGCACGCATTGATCTCAGGCATCCGAGATGCGTTGTGTTCGTTACACTTACAACGCTTCGTCGTCCGCCTCTGCTACCGCTTTCCGAATACGACTCAGGGCGTTTAAAAACTGTCGCGTGTCCAAGAAATAGTTAGGATATGCACGACGTAGCGAGTCAATAGAATTGGTGGCAACTAGGACAATTTGTAGATCCTCCAACTCCATAGCATCTTTCTCCATGCGGGCGTATGCCTCGTTGGCATCGTCCAACCTTTTTCGCCCAAAGGACTCAATGGCAACTGTCCGCTTTGCTGAATTGAGAACGACGAGATGATAACTCCCCCCTGAGGTATCCTTGGTGATTGCATTCGCCGCAATCGCATACGCTGTGAGCCGTCCTGATACGTCCAGAGCGTCGGCTTGAGCAACACACAGTTGCTGTATCTCCTTGATGGGGAGAGTTGCAAAATTTTCAGGCCGGGGCGTGTCCTCCATATGCGCAAAGGCAGCACTCGCTGTGCAAAAAAAATTCAGCCAATCATCTGGCCCCTCACTGGCTTTTAGAGCATGATTAATAAATGATCCAATGGTTTCAACGGCTGTCGCCCATGCGTGCTGCAGCCGCGTTCTGAATTGGAGTTCAATCAACAGGCCATTGTATTCCGGAGCGCCGGGATTCTTATATCGGTAAACGAGGTGCAGGCTCCGATACCCGGACGACTTCGGTGAAGAGATGTAGTCGTCTATCTTGACCAACTCGTGGGTGAGGTTACCAGCACGATATAGGTCACGCAGTTGAGCAACTTGGTGAGGGGTCTTTACGACCGCTCGCAGTCCTCCAATGTCCTGCATACGACTAAGCTTCATACCGTTATTGTGCGCCAACTTCCTAGCAATCGACGGTACGCGCTTCAATCTTTGGGCGACCAGCGCATCCTGACAAATCTTTTTAAGTCGTGAGCGCAATGTGGCTTGAAAGGTGTTCACGGGATACGCGTGACATGCCCGCCAGTGTTTGATAAGGATTAAAGCCTCAGATAAATCAACCTCTGTGCTGTCGTTGTCAATTAGTGTTTCCCCTGCTCGATTAATACCCTTGCGACTGAAATTCGGAATAGTGAAGCTCATGGTCTATAGGGTGCCGTGCGGTCAATATTATTAGCTTAGGCTATAGGACGTTCGAGAGGGACTATTTTTCGCCTGGCTCATATAGGATTTCCGGCTTAATCTCTAGCATGAGTGCGGTCGTATAGCCGAGATCACTCAAACGGTGCGTAGCTTTCTCCACGATCCATCCGGTGTTGTCGATTTCCCGTTTCCACCCGCTCACGCTCGCGTGCAGAGAGGGGAACAGGTCGGGCCGGCCGCGTGCTAGCGTCAGGCTGAAAGAGGCGACGCCGCGAGCAATCTTGCGCCACTCGGCGCGCGCCGCGCGCTCGGCGTTGGCTTTCGACGCATAGGTGTGGCGCAGCACTTTCATGTTGCCCGGGTTCGGCTGCGCGGTCACCGTCGCAGCCTTCTGTTTCTTCTTGACCTTGCCGTCCCGCCTTTCCTTCTTGACGGTAGCGTTGGAAGCGTCAATGACCACCTCGCCGCGCGTGCCAGCGCGGGTGTCCTGGTAGTACGCTCGCACGCCGTTGTAGTTCTCCCGGTCGGCAACTAAGAACGTATGCGTGTCGCTCGCCGCCCGGGTGATGCTGACCTTCGGCAAGGCGAGGCCGGATCCGCTGGTTGGCTCTCCGGCCGGGATGAACAGCAGCGTCCCGTTCTTCACGGTGGCAATGGCGTCGAAGTCGCGCGCCAGGCGCGTGAGGAAGTTCGCGTCCGACTCGCCCGTCTGGTCTACATGCTCGATCACCTGGCCGGCCAGCCTCTTGCCAACCATGGATGTGAGCTTGTTGCGGGTGGCAATGGCCTGCACGATGGCGCCGATGGTCTTGCCGGCATAGGAGTTGTCCCGCCTGGTGGTGAGGCCGCCGTCCAGGTCCGCACTACGCGCGCGGATGGTGAGGCGATCCGGCGGGCCGGTGTGCTCCAGCTCGTCCACCTTGAACGTGCCCTTGTCCACCACGCCGGTATCCGCCCAGCCGATCGACAGCGCCAAGCGTACCCCTTTCTCGGGCAGCTCCAGTCGGCCGTCGCTGTCGTCCAGCTCGATGTCGAGCTGGTCCGCTTCGAAGCCGCGGTTGTCGGTGAGCGTCAGCTCGATCAGCCGGCCCTGGAAGCGGCCGGTGATGTCGCGCCCGGCGACCTTCAGCCGATAGATGGGCTTAGGCTCGGTATCGCTGGTGAGCATGGAAGCGGTCATGACAGAGCCTTCGTTACGGTGGTCACGATCTTGGACACCAGGTCATCGTCCACGCGCACCAGCTTGATCGTGAAATCGACCGAGCGCGCCGCGCCGTCCTGGAAGAAGTAGGTACGCTTCACGTCCATGCTCTCGATGACGAACTGCCCGTAGTAGTGGCCGGTGCCCTCGATCAGCGTGTACGCATCGCCGGTGTTCGCCATGGTCTCCAGCGCGGCCAGCGTCCACTCGCCGCCAGTGAGTTCCGGCAGCAGCTTGCCGGACAGCGTGATCGTCTCGTCGTCCTGCCCGGTGAACTGGCGGGCCGGCCGCCGGCCGACCCGGTTGTTCGACGGGTGCCGCCAGCCGACTTGGCGCTGAAACTCCTGGTAGGGGGCCGTGTCCAGGCTGAACACAAACAGCCCCAGTGCCATCATCATGGTCAATCCGTATCGGTGAGGCGCGAGCGTCCACGCGCCGCGCGTTGGTTCTCGATCTGGCGCAGCCGGTCTTCCACCAGGCGCGCAATCAGCCGTTCGTCGCTACCCGCCGGCGGGTTGATGACGATCGTGACGGGCGCGGCGGCAGCCGGCGCCGCGGTGCCAGCGACCGAGCTGGCCGCCAGCGGCGGCCGGGTGTCGAAGCGCACCGGCGATGCGACGGCCGGCGACGCACCGATGGCGATGCCGGCGCCGATACCGGTCATCCTGGCGGCCACCCGCTGCACGGCCTGCAGCGGCCCCTCCTGGCCGCGCGTGAGGCCTTCGCCCAGGCCGGCCATGGTGAAGCCGCCCAGTTCCGCAAAAACGCGGGACGGCGAGTGGATGCCCAGCAAGCTTTTGAAGGCCGCGATCGCACCGCTTGCCACGCTGCCCACG